GTGGCCGATGAGGTTGATCAGAACACCGACGACGGATTATGGCACGATGCAGCTTACTTTCCAGATGACGACGGATTGTGGCACGATGAGGCGTATTTTGATGAAGATGACGGATTATGGCATGACGAAACTTATTTTTAAGATATGGCTAGAACACCTTTTACTAATTTAATGACGCGTACAGCTTTCAGGGAAGCCGCGGAGAACAATACCATTGAGCTATACGCCTCGATAGAAACTACTACCAAAGTACTGGTTACAGGGACTACAACTTTAGACGATTCAGCCTTCGGGAAGTGGCATCACTGCTCAGGAACGTCGGCAGACTATACGATTACTCTCCCGACAGCGGTAGGTAATGAAGGGAAGATGATCCTTTTTGCAGGAGATGCTGACATTGCTGTGTTAAGTAAGCTAGTTACCATCGACGGATCGGGAACTGAGAAGTTAAATAATGCACTTACTCTGGCCATAACAACGAAAGGTTATTTAACACTAATTGCGCGCGTTACTGCGGGTGTTGGAAGTTGGGATGTTATAAGTTTCGATCAGGGAATGTATTACGCCTATGCTCTTACATGGACTGGATTCACTGTTGATCCTGTTGGTACTTATCTATTCAAACGAGGATTAGGATTTGTTGACTTAGCATTTTATACAAATACATTTGGAACAGGAACAGGGACAACGGTAACTTTTACATTACCATTATCACTTACAGCCCAAACAAATCAAAGATACCTAATGCCTTATTTCGTTAACAACGCTGTAGCGGCCACGGTACCGGGAATAATTATAGTAGCCGCAAACGCGAATGCTGTGTCAGCTTATGTAACGGTAGCCGCAGGGGCGTGGACAGGGTCTAATAATAGGGCTGTATATGGATCTTGGCGAATAAATACTAACGAGTAATGCTAAAGAGTTTAATCATAAACGGTTTAGTGGGTGAAACTAGCCCCCCTGTGGAGGCCAGGGATTGGTACATCTCTACGTCTGGAACTGGAGATGGAACAACAAGTGGAACACCTGGGCCTATCTCCCTTTTGGACCCTTCCTTACTTTTCCCAGGAGACCGAATTTACTTTAACAAGGGTGACACTTTTTATCTCGGAGGTTTTTCTATTAGCAACCTAAATAACATCCAAGTTCTTGCCTTTGGAAGTGGGGCAAATCCAATTATTAGAGGCTCAAGTCCTGTAAGTACATGGGTAAATAACGGTGATGGGTATTGGTACTCTACCATCGGGGCAACAGCACCTAAATGGGTAGTAGAAGGGGATGTTTTATTAAGGCAAGGCGAGAGCGCATGGATAGCGATAACAGCTGTTCCTTCAGCGCAAGTAAGAAGAGTTACGGCGGCCACAATAAACGCAATGAGTTCAATCATAGGCGCTAAAATAGTAGTTAAAGAATTTAGTTTTCGCGCGTCTCAAGTACTTACGGTCACAGGATACAATTCATCAAATGGTAATATAACTTTTACTGGATCTTTAGTGGGGGCTGCCGTAGGAATGCCTATAAAACTTTACGGGCAAAAGCAGTTCGCCACAGAGGATGCGGATTGGTCTTATGATACATTAACGGAAAGGCTTTATTTAAAAGCTGCCTCTGACCCAACCGCAAGAGGCATAAGAATTATAAACCAGGACTATTGTTTTGAGGTTTCAAACGCTTCAAATTTTACTTCCGATGGAGTGGATTATAAGCACTATTTCAAACACAGTGTATATGTTTTGAACTCTTCAAACTGTTCAATTCTGAATTGTGAAATACAAGCTAATCGTGGTAATGCTATAAGAGCTTTTGGTAACAATACTACTAATTTTGAGGTTGATAATGTAGCGATACACAACTGCGGACTACGAGGAGTAGAATTAGGAGGGGTGCAGGGTTATAGTATTACTAATAGTGAAATTTACGACATAGGAGTACAGTTAAATATCGGCTATCCATTTGATGCTCATAAAACTGGAGGAACAGGGATTACCCCGTTAATTGATCTTACTTTATCAGTGATACTTCCTGCCAACGGGGTAATAGAACATAATGAAATTTACAATGTAGGATACCAGGGTATTCAGTTATTTGGTAATGATAACATAGTCCGTTACAATGAAATTTATACCTATTGTTTGAAGTGGGCCGATGGTGGAGGAATCCATCTGTACTACAATAATGGATTTGTGGGGTCAACCGCTGACAACTTAGTAGAAAACAATATTATTTACGATGGCAATGTTACCAATAACACGGAGGGGATAACTTCAGGGGCCGTAACTTTAGTGGCTGGTATTTATATGGACGCGGGGTTGAATGACAACACGCTAAATATGAATACAATTTCAAATCCCGGATACTACGGAATATTCTGTAATACGCACAGTACAGCCCATACATTTACAGATAATTTAGTCACCGGAGCGACGATAGCTCAAATTCAGATAAGACAGGATACTAACCCAGATCCAGCATTCCCCTTTAACACTTGTCAAAACTGCGTGGCTACAGGGAATATATTAGTTTCGGAATCATCTGCCGGGAGGTGTATGAGTCTTCAGAATGCTAACAATTTGGCAACCTTTAACCCATTCTCTACCATAAACAACAATCATTATGTACATCCTTACGGAGTGAATATTAATAACAGATCACAGAACAACGGGGGGGCTTTTACGGATATGACTTTGGCTCAGTGGAGAACGTATATTTCAGGCGACGCAGCAGCGACAGGGAGAACGAACTACAAAGTTACTCCAGACGCTGACGATGTTTTAGTAGAAATGAATCCGACGGATTCACCTGTGAATTTTAACACCCCCGGTGGATATAGTGATTATGTTGGGGCGGCCTTTAGTAATCCGGTATCAATCCCGGCGTGGTATGGACTTATTTACTTTCAAGATTAAAAAAGGTACGGCGCAAGCATAACCAGATAGAAAAATAACCTAATGGGTAAAAGGCTTAACAGCGAAAGAGATGAGATGGAAACTATAATGGAACATCTTGACCGGCAGGATAAGACACTATCGGAGATTCTTATTCTGTTACGCGGTTCTATTTCTATGGGTGTTGATGGAATTATTTCCAAGCAAAAGGAAGCTGAAGTAGCTATCAACCAACTATGCCAGGATGTGCAACACCTACAGCGCTGGCAAAAAATAGTTCAGGATAACAGGGGAAAGTTTACCATTAGCTGGACGGATGTGGCTAAAACAATATTCTCAATCATAGGAATAGTGGGTACGGTGATCGCAATATTTTTAGGCATTAAGCAACTGTTTGATAAGGCTCAATGAAATGGATGCAAATACAAAAGATGTTTTGATGGCTTTGATCGCATTGATTTCTGCTGTAGTCACGCCTGTCATTGTTGTATACGTGAATAGTAGAACGAATAAAAAAGTGGAGATAATTGAAACGAAACTTGATGAAAACCATCGGCTCACTAATGGGCACATGACACAACTTTTACAGACCACAAAAGATTTAGCCACCGCCACAGAGAAGGCAAGGGCACAAGGAGAAAAGAAAGAATGACGCCAAGTGAAGTAGCCAGAAAGTACATGGTATCGTTGGTTTTGACGATATTATTACTATCTTTGTTTATGGTAAAATGGAAACAAATCGACGGATATGATAAGTATTTCGTATCTAACGACGGACGGGTTAAGACGACAGACTTTAACCACACAGGACAGACAAAAATACTGTCTACGTTTATTAATGCTGCTGGGTATGTAGCCTGTAATCTTATGCAAAATGGAATTAGGCATAGAAAATTAGTGCATCGCCTGGTTGGGTTTGCCTTTAAGTATGATTCATGGTTTCCGTTAGCAACTATTAACCATAAGGATTTAGATAAAACAAATAACAACGATTGGAACCTTGAATGGAGTACTATATTGGATAACCTGAAACATGGTAGAGAAAACCAGAAAATCAGGTATGCAAAAGGAGAGAACCATTATTCGTCAAAGTTATCAACTGAGCAAATAAAGGATTTAAAGTATCAATTGCTTCTAGGTATCAAAGGGCGTGAAATAGCAGAGAATTTTGGGGTCAGTGAAAAGTACGTATCAGCTATAAAAACAGGTCATAGTAGAAAATATGAGTCCATCTGAAAATGCATTAACCTATCTAGGGCAAATGGAAAAACCTGGCAATGCTGGGTTCTTAGATCCTATATTTGAAGCCGAGATGCGCGAGGAAGGATGGCAAACAGGATGGGCGTGGTGTTCAGTGTTTGCTAAGGTAGTGTTTAAAAACTGCTATCCTGAACGTGCTGAATCGCTTGATAAACTATTTTCCCCTTCAACTATTCAAACGTTTCGTAACTTTAGAGATGCCGCATACCCAGTTAGTAATGTTCCTAGAGTAAACCATTTAGCAATATGGCAGAACTACAAAGAGGGAAAACCACTAACTACTGGACATGCCGGAATAGTTGTCTCAGTAATTGACACATGGCAATTCGACAGCGTAGAGGGCAACACAACTAAAGGAAAGGGATCACGTGAAGGTTTTATAGTAGCAAGGAATCAACGAAAGGTACTCGCGTCTGTAGATAACGGATTGAAAATACTTGGCTTCATCCAAATAAATGGGCCTATAACCGTAACCTTTAACACATGACACACGAAATTTACTTCCAATGTGTATTAGCTTGCCTAATCGGTAATTTACTCCACATAGGGTTCAAAATCCGATCACTCGCAGTTGATCATAAAATAGCCAATTTAGAGTTTTCAATACCTAAGTATATCAAGGATGATAAATGGGCATTGATTGTGGATGCTGGTTCGTCTTTTGCACTTGTGTATTTGGCTGACGAGTGGTTAGACTTTGATGAACGGATATTAGGGAAGATAAAATCTATATTTGTATTCGTTGGATTCTCTGGTTCTTACGTTATCCTTCAGGCAATGAGTGTTGCAAAGAGTAAATTTAGAAAGGCTGTGGACTTTAAGACGAATAAAAGTGATGAGCTTGACGGAACACTTGGGGCACCAACACCAACAAACGGCGATAAACCCATAAAACAATGAGCATATTAATCACATTATTGATCTATGTAATCGTCTTCGCTTTGATCTACTATGTCGTTCAGTACATAATGGGATTATTGGCAGTAGCCGACCCAGTGGCGAAGATTGTGAAGGTTATTCTACTTGTAATAGCCTTAATCGTTATCCTAAGCCTTTTCTTCGGCGGGGCTTACGTTGACTTACCCAGGTTAAAGGTACAGTAACATTTAATTGACTAACTTTAAACAAAAAAATTATGGCATTAGCAGGAAGTATGACAACCCTTGAGAAAACACCTTTCACGAATCATCTGATAATTGGGTTCTTATTGATATCAAGCACAAGCCATTCAGATGCGTTTGTAACATCTACCGTACAAACTGCGGTTACACGGTTTCCATAGTTTACTGTCACTATGTTCGTTTCACTGACTAGCCCCCAATAGTATTCCCCCTACCGTACCGACCACCGCCAAGACGCGCCAAAACTTCTTACCTCTACGTTCTTTTCGGGTTTCCTGGGTGCTTATTGCAAGCTGTTCCGTCACGGCGGCGGTTATCTGCTTCTGTGCTTCGAACTGTTGGGTGGTTAGGGCTATGATTTGCTGCAAACTGCGCACCTGTAGGGTACAATGAAGCTCTTGGCTCTGAATTAGGGCCTGTTGGTTGTCAATGGTCGAATCCTGGGCGGCTACAAACTCCCGTAAGTCAGGAAATGAATCAATTTTTGCCTGCAACAACGGCCTGAGTTTGGCTATCGTAACCTTGTATACCTTTATTTCGCGTATGGCTGCGTTCTGAGACACTTTAAATTTAGCTGAATCTTTTACCACCTTAGTTTGCAGCGCTTGAATTAGCGTATCCCTGCCTAAAATCTCGGCCTGTTTAGTGGCGATGGTCAATTTCGCTTCGCCGATGTCCAAAAGTTGTCTAGTCCTCTCATTGTCCCGGATCCTCCAAGTCACAACATGACCCACAAGTGAAAGCAAAAGAGCAATGGACAGTATCCAGATGGCATGTTGGTTCATTGGTGCTTTAGTTTAGTGTTGTATGCCAGTTTAACCATAGCCGTCAGTGCTTTCATGAGCTTCTTATTTGGTTTCTTTGGAGCGCGTATCCGAACTGGCTTACCTTCAATCAGCACGTAATACGTTTTGTCTTTTGGTTCTTTCATTTGTTTTCAAGGTAAGATTTCACGTTTCTTGTCCCTTCCTAATCCAAAATTGGATGCGCCCTTTTAGGTGTTCGATTTCCTCTTTCAGCTTATCCCGTTCGGCGCGAACCTCAACTAATAAACTACCTAAGCTCTTAATCTCATGTTCTGATTCTTCAAGTTCGGCGCGGAGTTTTATCAATTCTTCGTTTCTATCATTAGCAAGTTTCAAAACGTTATCCCGTTCGGCCTTAGCTTCTCGATACATTTCTTCCCAATCACCCGCTACTTTCCTAGCTGCTTGTTTCCATTTTTCCAGTTCGGCCTTTAATTGAGCTATTTCCTTTTCGTATTCTTCTGATGTTTTCATAAAAATTCGGTTAACCTCCACCGAAAGGCTTTACATAACTCCACCATGCTCGACGCGACCGGACAGGACTCGACGCGACAGTACTAAACGCGACTACACTGGACATCACAGTGCTCCATTTGTAATACTTTCAAGTTCAAATCTGCCGAACAATCCGCTAGCTGTTGGTCTATACGAACCAATGCCAACGTAATTACCAGCATATGTTATTAGTTGCGAAACCGTTTCTTTTGTAATTGTATCTTCGTAAACGTTGAGGATGAAAGACGCTGACCAATCATTCCACTTTGGGCGGATGACCATCACCCTCGCTTTCACGTTTCTGTTTACGGCTGATCTCTTGTCGATGGTGTCGAAGTCAGGCAATAGAATTTCGTCAGGTGTGGGCTGGAACGTAGCGGCTACGATCACTTTCATAGACTTGGCCCGACCTCCTACCTTCGCTTTCATGTACGTTCCCGCACCGATTAAAGAGCCTCTAATTTGTTCGGAAGGAATAAAGCATTTACCGTCTTTGTTTCGGTAGCAATGGTACTCAGCCCTTACAGCGTCTTCGTGTGACACTTCCGCACGTTCCATAATGTTAGGCCGTTTCTTTTCCCATTCTTCAAGTTTGGTGTCATCCATTCTGTGCTGCATATAAGGTGTCAGCCCTTTGATTTTGATTTGAAATGTTTTCATAACAAAAAGTAGCCCCGCAATAATGCGGCGATCCAACTGACCGAAAGGTCAAAAGGCACATTAAGGCGAGGCATATTTTTGATGGTTTCATAAGTTGGATCGCTATTTCAAATATACTATTTATTTCTGTTTTTCATTCGTTCCGGCTCAAGTTTCTTTTGTTCTTTCATGTTCTCTTTGGTTACTCCGTTGGTTGGGGGATTACTTACAGTTTTCGATAGCATTCATTTTATCTAAAATCTCATTTGAATTACCTTACAACTGGCCAACATGCAGACAAACACCATAAAATATAACCACGGCCTTTCTTTACTTTTCATTTCTTTCTGTACTGTGGGTGGTTAAATCAATCCTTCGTCAAATAGTTTGTTAAATTCTTCCTCTGGAATCCAATTACTATTTGGCTGGCCTGTCATTGGTTCATAGCAGTATTTTACATAGGCAAGGTGACGTTCCTTAATCCTCAATTCTTCGGGGGTTGTGGCGGGGTACGGTTTGTCCTTTGGCCTTCGTACTCCACACAGTTCTGCCTCTTCTGCGTAGCTCATTCGGGGCACAGCGTTAACAACTTTAGCCTCTTTAATTTGCTGCTCCCACTCTTTCAGCTTCTGCAGCCTTGCCTCTCCCTCTAGCGCCTTTGGATGAATAACAACCGGTTCCGCTTCCGGTAACTTCTCCACGTCTACCCGTTCTTTGCCGTACAATAGAAACTTCTGGTAGGTGTTTCTCATACGCTCCCAGTCCTTATTTCTCATTATTGTCTGGCAGTTGGAAAGCAGATGGACGTAGCACTCTTTAGCTAATTGAACGTAGTCTTTCTTCGGATAGGCTAACGGCAGCGCGTCCCACCAAATAAGGTTAGAGGCTTTCAGTTCGGTAAACCAGGTTGTGAAATCCATACAGTTAAATTAATTGTTAAACATACCGACCCTTCTCCCTGGATATTACTACATTTGCACTCAGGACATTGATTGCAAGAGTTAGTACCTCCATTGAATGTAAAGCCCTTTCTATAAACCAGATTGGGCTTTATTATGCCTAATCAAAATCAATCCCTCCCCTGTCAATTCCTCACTTGAGGCAATTTATTAAACCACGAGGGCGCACTTATTTTACCTTTCGGTATCCATTGACCGGGTTCGTTAGTCGGTGGAACTACCCGGATTTCGTGCCTTCAATTGTTAGACGCTTGCTTTTCGATTTGCTTCTGGTTCAAATCAGGCTGAGCAAGTTTTGCAGAACCTTAGAAAATAAAATTCCCTTTGCAGACTTTCGGGGTGCATGCCCTACTTGCCCACAAAGGGATAGAAATTCTTTCACCTAAACGCACATGCACTACGTTTGGTTTATCGTTGGAACGAATTTCTATTTTACTTTTCACAAATCAAAATTTATTTTTTCTTTCTTTTTTATAGCTCAGGTGATAGGCGTCAACCCCTCCGAACTCCTGAATGAAGATGTTCAGCTTCTCTATCTGCCACAATAAATCCTGCTTCTTGTCCCAGTTCTGACACTTTCTAAGCCTTGTTTCCAGGTAGTTACGGCGTAGGCGGCAGGTGGTTATGAACTGTGTGGCGGTCATTAGAATAGGTTTGGGTAATTCTTATGCTTACGAATCCGGCTAAACATCCAATCTTCTATTCTATTGCTAAAGCAAAAATTACCGTCGTTTTTACAAATGCTTTCCATAGTCTTATACTGGCATCGCTTTTGGCCTTGCTTGTAATCCTCGCTGATGTTGGGCTTGTGGCGCTGGGTCATATTAAACTCAATTGAGCAGCGTTTATAAATCTACTTTTACACAATGACAGATTTATTTTAGCCTGTTTAAAGTAGCTTTCCTTTAATTCTACTCCTATGGCCTTTCGGCCCAACGATACCGGGCTGTACACCTCAGACCCAACACCCATAAATGGTGTCATTATAACCTCTCCAGGATTGGAATACAGAACCACCAGCCGGTCGATTACATCGAGTTGCAATGGGTGAACGTGCTTTTCGTCATCCTCCTCTTTTGAGTCCCTGAATGGCAGCACATTGTCAATGCGTACATCATCCCACACACTGGAGGCATATCGTTGCCACATCAAATGGCTTAGTTTATTCTCCCGATGGTCGCCAGTGAATGATCTCCACTTCTTTGCAAAGGCTTCGTAATTGCCATACGTTTCAATATGGGCGGGTAAAAATGGGGTGTCACCAAAATACTCATATTCAGATAATCCGTTAAAATGGGTTACAGGAACATCATTCTCTCCTGAATTGGTAAAAATTAACACATAATCTGGCATGGCTGTAAAACACCGGGTTGAGTCCTCCACAATAAACTTGTGCATTAAACTCTGAACCATTGTCCTCATCCTGACCTTTAAAGGCTCTTTCCATATCGTTATTCTGTTTCGGTAGTGCATACCATACTTTTCGTGTAGCCTGATAATCTCATGGGGGAAGTCCCAAAGGAACGAACGGTTATCAAACACATCAGTACAATGCACCGCCGAGATCCTGCCAGGCTTAGTCGTTCTTGCGATTTGAGACACTAAAAATTCATATTGTTCTAAGAACTGTTCCCCACTTTCACAGTTGGAAAAGTCCCTTTCATGGGAGCTATAGTTATATAACCCAGCAAAAGGAGGGGAGTAAATAGAAAGATCAATACTTTTGTCTGGCATCGCCGAAACAACATCCATACAATCAGCATTTACTATGGTGTAAGTGTCAGTTGTTACTTGTTCTTTAGTCATATGAAGGATGGTATTAAAAATGGTTTATCAAATCCTTTAGTAGTGATTTTAAAGTCGCTATTTGTTTCTTTCGTGAGCCTGGAAAACATCTCGTTGGCCTTGTTCTTTTTGACTAACAAACTTTGCATAATCCTACTTTGGCCATCGGAAAGAACTAGATCTACGGTCACATTGTTGGTTTGGCCAAACCTCCAAAACCTTCGAATAGATTGGTAGTACTGTTCGTAAGAATATGTAGGGAAATAGGTCGTATGGTTGCAGTGTTGCCAATTTAGTCCAAAAGCAGTAATAGAACTTTTAGTGATTAACTTCTTAATTTTCCCCTCACTGAAGTTCATTAAAATGTCCTCTTTCTGGTCAATGTCCATTTGACCACGGATCTCAACGGCGTCTTTATCTAACCCCGAAATACAATCCGCTTCATCGTTTAGGTTCACCCAATAGACTGAAATTTTATGGTGTTTAGCTAACTGTACAGCCATCGCACAACGTTCTTCAATAGTGGCCCTGACCTCAGCCTTGATTTCCCGAAAGTCCATCGCCGGCATGTTGAATAGCTGTTCCTGCCCATCTACCGCTAGAGGTTTTTTATTCTTTACGATGGTTTCAATCTCGTTTAATTCAGGTAATATAAAACGGTCATCACTAAACCCAATGTCAGAAGGTTTGCGCATGGAGATAGACCAGCTTGCCACCCATCGCCAAAAGTCATGTTCAGCGTGTGGTTTTAAATACCACTCCACTCCTTCACGAGCCATAGCTACCTGGCCTATTTTAACTGTGTTGTTATTGTTGTTCTTAAAGAACCTGTTTAACATATCAGTATAACCTAAGTAACCAAGACACTCCGAACTTGTTCCTAATTCGATGTAGTCATTAGGCGAAGGGGTAGCAGTGAACAAGTAACGGTATTTTACTTTTTTAAGGAAAGAGGTGATTTGATTTTTTATTGCCCCTTCAAAGTTTTTGAGAATAGAACTTTCATCTAGGATCACGCAATCAAAATCATTCGGAGAAAAGTGTTCTAACCTTTCATAATTGCAGACCACAATCTTCGTTTGATAGTAGCCATCTTTGCAATAAGAAATATCACCGATGTTAAACTTCTTAGCTTCTTTAATGAACTGAAACGCAACCGCTAATGGTGTAATGATTAATACCGGTTTATTGGTATGTCTGACATAATTGGTGGCTATAGTTAATTCGATGATGGTCTTACCTAAACCCGTATCCAGGAAACAGGCACAACGACCTTTACGGATAGCATATTCGCTGACATACTTTTGAAAGTCAAACATATGATCAGGAATAAAAGTAGGCTCAATTCCATAGTTAGTGGAACTATGCTTTTTTGATTCTAAAAATTCGTTGTAGTTCATCCCCATATTACTCTACAACCGACGTAAATAAACAGGAACGTAATCGCTAAGGCTACAAAGGTGGAGGCCAGGAGGCTATACAAGTGAATCTTTGCAGCCTGTTTTTGTGGGTCTTTGAATACTCTTTTCATGGTGTGATGTTGTTTTTAAGCTCTTCAATAAACTTGTTCATTTCAAATCTGTAGTAGCTGTCGAAATCCTGATGGCCTTGACTATCTTGTTTCCAAAGGATGAATAGAACATTACGCATTCGTTGACTTGGCGACTTTACAGGCATTGCGGGGTCAACCTCATCTACTTTGTTCATTTCGTCCTCTGTGATTTCGTTTGGTTTGATATACACACTTACGAGTTGGTTCATAAGCTGGAAAACATTACCCGCTTTGTTGGGGCTAATTTCCTGAGTCTCGAGAACCAATTTAACGCTTTTGTCTTTGAGTGTGTATATTTTCTCTACCATTGCGGCAAGTAAAATTCCCCTGTTAATCATATGTGTTTCCATCGACGGCGTTGACAGATAGCAGATACGATAAATGAGCCTAGGCCGTAATATGCCATAATGTGCTTCTGGCAGCCCCTTCCAAATTTAGCCCACGTTTCGCGGATCACAACAACATCTAGCTCTGTGAGTTTGACTTGTGTGTTTTTTGTACCGACTCGACTTTGATACAATCCCATTTTTTTTGCTCTGGCGCTGTTTTCTTGCGCTGTTACCCATTCAAGATTAGTAGCCTTGTTATTCCACTTATTGGCATCAAGATGGTCGACTACCGGGTAGTTATTTGGGTTATCCACAAAGGCCTTTGCAACAAGAAAATGAACTTTTTTGTGAAATTTTTCATCCTTTGACATTCCATCAACCCGCAATGCTATCGTTGCGTACACTTGTGACTTTCTGAACTTCATTAATTGCCCAGACTTATTTACTTTATAACTTTTGACGTTACCTAGATTTGAAATCTCATATCCGGGGAATCCATCAATTGGTTTCCATATTTCTATCATCGTATTGTGACTTTTACCCCTGTTTTTGACTTTTTTATTGGAGGGCTTACTACATAAATTTCGCCACTCTCTTCATCAACTAGCGTAATTTTTTCTTTAAGAGATCTCAAAAAAGATTCTCGCTCTTTAACCAAACTATCAGCCGCATCTCTTATTGCTACTCTACGTTCTAAAATAATATCGCCTGTTTTTGAATAATCGTAAGTAGTCCCAACTTCAGCACGTTCTATCAGGTTTCCAGACAATTCAAACCTACCGTTATATCGGTCGATCATAGTGACGGCGTTTTCCATGATTTCCTTAATCACACGCGCGGATACTTTCTCCATAGCACGAAGCTGCACAAGTATTTCTAAGGGGTTTGCGCCCTCTTCCTTAACCGCAGCGATAAGTTGGTCGCTGAATACGTCTACTTGTGTTTGGGTAGACGCCAGGAGCTTTAAAGCCCCTAGCGCTGTTGATGGTAAGTTATCCATTAGAATGGTAAGTTTGAAAGTTCAATAGCCGTAGTGTGTGGGTTGTTCACTGCGAACGGGTCACCATCTTTCAAGAAAAGCGCTTCAAGCCAGATAGGTTTTTCAAGTGTTACTTTCAGCACATCGTCAGAAACTTTCTTTTTCGGTGTGGGCTGAACAGAATATTTTGTATTTTTATCGCTACCGCTCTTTGTAATTTTGATATCATATTCCCACGGAGAACCCCAATCTTCAGATCGTGACAAATCAGCGATGGCGCTTTGAACCGTAGCCTGGGACACTTCAAGGATCTTCAGCCCGTTGTCGGAGTAATCCCAGACAACAAATGCCCAGAAGTGTTTTAGCGGTTGTTCGAATTGTGTGTCCGGTTTCTTGCTGTAAGAAAAGCGATAAGGTTTTTTGTCCTTCCATCCTACCCAGCCAAGTATAGGTTTTGAACAGATGCGGAAACGATTTTCTCCAAGAGAGATTTTTGCGTAGTTGCCACCGCTTATAGTGACTTCGTAATCAGGAGGTAAGAATGAATTTTCCATAATTGTTTATTTTGTTTGTGTTGTTAATTCCTATATATTTTTATTTTCCATGCTTGCACTGGTGAAAGTTTGTAACCGCCTGGGTGTAGGCATCGAAATACTTCTCATGTTGTAAGTTGTACTCTTCAACTTCTTTACTAGTTGGTGTTGCCCCGTAGTTAAAAGGGTTTTGTCTCTCTACACTAAAGAGGGCTTGACCCGCTAATTCCATTTCACTTTTCAATGGCGTACAGTCTTTCTTTGGTTCGTCCTCTTCATTGCATGAAGCTAGAATAAGAGCGAATACTAGTGCGAGTGTTTTCATGTTAGTTATTTGCAACATTCTCAGCCTGACGAACAATACCGGCAGCCTCACAAAGTTTCGTTCTGAACTGGTCGATCATTTCCTTTTCCTTTTCGGTAACTGAAGCGCTGAAAAAGACGTGAGCACCCAACGCAGTGTAAATTGTTTTGAGCTCTTCGACTGTGAAGTCTGTTAAAGCTAATCCGTTCATGTCTTTCATGTTTTGTTTTTGTTTGTTTATAGTTTTACGAACAGCGCCTTAGCCGTTTCTTTTTGTGTTAGGTCTACTCCGTGTATTTCTGCGAGGACATCGACGACAGCCATGAGGCCGTTGAACATGTAATCATCTTCATTACAGCCTCGGTCACACCTTTCAAATGCTCTTTCAATGCTAATTAACTCACTAGGAGAGTAGCCTGTTTTTATTACGTCAGGATGGTCGTAATCTCTAAAGTCTGGGTCCATAGAATTAAGACCAAGAGAACGAAACCAGCTATACCAACGGCCTTGATAAAAATCATACTCTTCCGGATTACCTTCAGAGATTAAATTTCCAACAGCACAAGCAGTACATTTCCTATGTATAAGCCAGTTATTTAAATACGCCTTAACAAGCACGTTTACTGAATGATTAAAGTTTCTCATACTCCGAAATAGGCTAAGGTTAAGATAATAGTGATTAAAAGGCCTTCTTCAAGAATCCGTCACGCCCGGAGAAGATAAGCAAATTCCCCTTATTGTCTTTGTAGCACCAAATTTCCTTATTAAAAGGATTCAGCCCCACAGACTTTGCCAATGACAGGAAGAAAGCAAGCTCAACTTTAGAAGTCCCTTTTGCTACGGTACTTTGAATTGTAGCTATCTCCACGTCAGTCCAACCGTACTGACTCGAAAGCTTATTATAGTCAATTTTACTGACCTGATCTGATAGTGTTGTTAATTCGTTCATAGTGGGGGTGTTACTGATAAGTAGACTTTAATGGACGGTTGGCCGCGATTGCTTTTTCAATGACCTCATGCTTTACTCTGTTTTCCATCGCTCTTCTAACCGCAAAGGCCATTTTGTTTTCAGCCATCCAAAAGATGGTTCGGCTTAAAAACTTCTCCTGTTTGTTGTTGCAATATTTCACCACTCTATACGCATAATCAGCTATTCGGTAAGATGCGCCCACCTTAGAAAGCCTTTTAAGACCATCATCACCGACAATATCAGAAAGCACGTTGATTTGAGTGAGAATTTTTCTGGGTATCGTACCGCCGTTCAAATGGATATAGATGTAATCACCCGTCGCAAGTCGTTTTGCATTCGTGTTCACAACCTCATAGGCAAGATCCGCCGGCATACCCTTTTTAATTTGAATCGTTGGGACGGTTTCAATTTTTAGTTTCTTCGCTGACTCAAGTCGCCGGTGACCATCAACCAAGTTATTATCAGCATCAATTATCAATGGAATGATAATACCATGCTCTTTGATGGAGTTCATAAGGCCATTAAGTTTTTCGGTCCTGCTTTTAGGATTGTATTTTGCAGGCTTAATCTTCGATGTTTGAATAAATTGTGTCATAGTGTGTTAGTTATCTGTAACCCTTTCGCTCTCCCGCACTATAGCCCCAGCCTCGCAAAGTTTCGTTCTGAACTGGTCGATCATTTCCTTTTCCTTTTCGGTAACTGAAGCGCTGAAAAAGACGTAAGAACCCAGCGCAGTGTAAATTGTTTTAAGCTCTTCGACTGTATAGTCTGTTAAAGCTAATCCGTTCATGTCTTTCATACTCCGAAATAGGCTAAGGTTAAGATAATAGTGATTAAAAGGACGATTGCGGCGAAAGGACTTAGTCTTTCGCTCAGGTTTTTGGATGTGTTGTGATTTGTGTATTTCATATTTGTGGGTTTTAAATTGTTTCCTTTACTACTTCAAAAATACTCTTCAGTGTCGTTCCTGACTTCTTATAGCCACGCCTGAAGTTTTCCTGATCCATCGCCTTCAATTCTTTCGAGCGTGGTGTTCTGAGCCCGTGGACGTTGATAAGGTAATGCAGTTGTTTAGGTGTCAGTTTCATATTGTTTAGCGAACTGGTTTGATGCTATCGCCCCAGACCTCGCATGGTTTTAGTTATGAATTAGCCTTATAGCCTCGGCCAAGTATTGACTCTTAGCCCTTTCTGCTGCTGTTAATTGTGCTTTTTGAAGCAGTGTATCTATTCTTTCTAGCTTGCCTTTGATTTCATCAACCCCTTGATCTTTATATTTCTCCATAGCATCGAGGATATACCGAATAGGAATATTTGTCAGGTTATCCATTTCAGTCCAAACGCATTCATTTGGAACGGTTCCTAATAAAATTTCACCAGCTGTTTTCATAACCTTGCGAGTTTTAGTTGTTTAGGTTTAAAGGTTAAGAGCCAGGCATCCAGAAAGTCGCGCCTGCTTAGTCTGTTGATAGCCCGGGGCTCTTTTCCCTTTTGATGTTTCAAAGTAAAGCATTATAATTTATGTATGCAAGAAATAGGTAAATTATTTTTTGAATATATTTTGCATACCTCAATTTAAAGTGTTTCCTTTGGGTATGGCGAAGAAGAAAAGGCCGGGACGCCCGAAGTCACTAGACAAGAAATTGCCCTATCCTATCAGGATGAAGGAGAGTCTTTTGGATGTAATTAAGGATAAGGCGGAAGATAACAACAGATCCCTCAACGGTGAAATTATCAATACACTTGAAGAAAAATACCTATGAAAGGCAATGAACCTACAACTCGCTTATAACCAAGTACTTATGGACATATCAAAGCAGATTGAAGACCTTCAAAAAGAGCACGAAGAATTAGCCGAAACAAAGAAGACCATACACAAAAGAATGGTAGGACTAAGAACGCGAATAGGGAAGCTAAAAACTATCGCTAAACATGCGCAGGAAGTGTTGGGAACAAGCGTCGAAATAGTAGAAGACATAGAAAAAGCGTAAATTTCAATATGCCAGCAGGACAGCCAGCCTACTTTGAATCAGCGGATCAGCTTGAAGATGAGATACAAAAGTATTTCGAAGAAGGGGTAAAGATTAAAAAAGTTGTCTTAGGCCCACCAAACAAACGGTACACTGAAGAAATACCAGTTCCAACTATCACAGGGCTAGCACTTTATCTAGGATTCGAATCACGTCAATCATTTTACGACTATGAAAAACGTCCTGAATTCTCTTACACTATAAAAAAAGCAAGGCTTTTAATTGAAAATGAATACGAGGAAATGCTTGCTATTGGTAATGTTGCCGGGGCCATTTTCGCCCTGAAGAACATGGGATGGGCAGACAAGAGAGAAACCGATATTACTACGGGTGGGGAGAAGATAAATTTTGGAGGGATTCAGATAGTAAAACCAGATGATCCAGACAAAGAAGTTCAGGCATGAGCCAAACTACAAACAGTTTCTTTGCCTTGAATTACTTTACGATGAGGTAACCAAATATATTTACTTTGGCGGTGCCGCCGGTGGGGGAAAATCATGGGTTGGGTGTGAGTGGCAAGCTGCAATATGCCTAAATTTCCCCGGAGTCCGGTATTTTATGGGCCGGGAGCAACTTTCATCGCTCAAAGACTCTACCGTGAAGACGTTCTTTAAAATGGCTAATTATCATGGGATTTCTGAGCAATTTAGATACTATGAACACTATTCGGCTATCAGGTTCCACAATGGATCAGAGATTGCATTACTCAATCTTCAGTTTTTACCAGGAGATCCACTGTTCGAAAGGTTTGGATCTACTGAGTATACAGGAGGATTGATCGAAGAGGCTGGACAGGTGCATTTTAACGCCTTTGATACGCTTAAATCTCGCGTGGGACGACATTTAAATGAGCTATACAAGATACCTAAGAAGGTTTTAGTCACCGGCAACCCAAAAAAGAACTGGACATACCACACATTTTACAAGCCATGGAAAGAAAACAGATTAGAACAAGGCTATGCGTTCATTCAGTCACTAGCCCATGAGAATAACAAGATTGATAAGGGATATTTGGAATCACTTGACGATATAAAGGATAAAGTACTTAAAGAAAGGCTTAAATACGGCAATTTCGAATATGAAGATGATCCTTTGTCACTTACAAGCTATGAGGCGATACTTAATATTTTCACCAATGAGTACGTGCAGGGAGGTAAAAAGTATATCACGGCAGACATAGCCCGTTTTGGTGCAGATAAAACCATTATCAGGGTATGGGATGGCCTTCGGGTACTGGAAAGGCTTGAGAGGTCAGGGCTTAGAATCACCGAATCAGCGGCTTTAATCCGGTCCACAGCCTCAAGGTACTCAGTTCCGATGTCTCAGGTCATGGTAGATGAGGACGGCATAGGCGGTGGCGTGGTAGACATACTCAGGTGTAAGGGGTTTGTAGCCTTATCCAGGCCATTACACGGGGCTAACTTTGATATGCTTAAAAGCCAGTGCGGCTACCGGTTGTCTGAGTTAATAAACGACAACATGATCTATGAGAATTGTCAAGACACCGCTAAAAAGGAGGCTTTAATTGAGGAATTGGAGCAACTTAAAAGAAAAACGGAAGGGTCTGACAGGAAACAAGCTATCATGCCAAAGGAAATAATAAAGGATTTGATAGGGCGATCCCCTGACGACTTGGATACATACATAATGCGTGCATGGTGGGAGGTTGGGATAAAGAAATCGACAGGACTAAACATGTCATTTCACAAGTAAAAAACATCTAAAATGAAGCGTTTTCTCGGTAAAACAACACTTGTTATAACATTAATCTTTGCCAGTTGTAGCGAAGAAATTGGCCCTTGCTACGAGATGGAGATTCAATGCAAAAGCCTTTTGAACAAGATGGAACAAGCCACAGACGCTAAGGAAAAGGAGCAATATTACCAGTACTATCTATCCGAAAAACACCTACTTGAAAACTGTTATAACGAGAATAGATGATAACATTCAAAACATTAGGTAAATCCTGGAGTTGCCCCACTTCGTGGCAAGATGTTACCTACAATCAGTACATATTCCACATCTACCCCCGGACGTTAGCGGAAACCATTTCCTTATTCTCAGGAATAGACCTACAACTGCTGCAGAACTCAGAGTTAAGGGGGCTGGAAAAGATTAACATAGCGTTGATTTTCATGTCCATAAGCCCACAGTTCAAGCGTACGGACGTGGTTAACGGAATAGTTCTCCCTGCAGACTGTACAATCGAATCACTAGGCCAGTTCGAAGACTTACGGGGGTTGTTAAACAAACTCCCCAAGAAACAGATGGCTGAATACGAATATCAGGACTGGGAATTATACTCTGACCTATGCCTTGAGGCTTGTGCTATTTATATGCAAAAACTACAGGACGGAAAGTACGACAACTCGAAGGTTGCAAAGGTAAAAGAGTCTCTAAAAACCGCGTCATGTGCTGAGGTTATCGGAACGGGTGCTTTTTTTTTATTCAGGCCATTGAATATATCACCGCCTTCAATGAATCTCTTCCTGATCCTGATCCATCGGTTGAAGAGGTTAATTCAGGGCTTACCAGGTTATCAGAAGACTTTGGATTTTTTGCTACACTCACGAACATAACACAAGGGGTGCCCAGTGAAATGGAAAGGGTGTGTCAGGAGTGGAGCGCAAAAGAGTTCTACCACCTGGTGAGGTACAGATCGTTTGAAAGTCACGCACTAAAAGAATATCAGCGATTGATAGCAATGAAGAAATAATTACATTTACCCTAAGCATTCGTTAATTGTAAAAGGGCTATCCAGACGGGGTAACCCTTTTTTATTGTATTTTTTTCTATATTTGGTTCGTGTCTCATCAATCGGTACGTCTTCTACTCCAAGATGTAGCCAAATCACTGGCTGATAAAATACAATTCTCATCAGGACGACACTCAGAATTCAATATGAAAAAGGATGTTTCCTATCCGTGGATATGGTTACTTCCAATCACCGCTAACCCACGATTCGCAGTTAACGATGTTGAGATGTACGAGAAAACGTGGAACATCGCTTTATTATTCTTTGACAAGGACGCATTTGACGCCACAGAGGGGCCAAGCAATGACATCTTAGACCAGCAGGACGCAATGGTGGACAGGTTCATCCTTAGGCTAAACGAATGGGCTAAGGTAGCCTCACAGGATATTGTCGGGGACGTCACCATCAGGGGCGTTTTGCAGCAGCCGTTTTACAAAGATGACGCGGGTATTCATACAGGGTGGTTGCTAACCTTTGCTATGACTGTCCCCGATGATTTTAACTATTGCACACCTCAAAACGTCTACCTGGATGCCGCAGATAATTGATATTGTCAATAACAACGGTATAGGACTAGCCAACGACATACGGGCGAACATGGGCCAAGCTGGGCTTAACGTTACTCTGAAAACAGCCAATAGCCTGCGGATAGAAACAAAACAGGAGGGCACTAAGGTTAAAATGACGTTGTTTGGAAGACCCTACTTTAACACTGTGAGAACCGGGAGAAAGCCTACACTGGAAAAAAAACCTTCACGCGATATGATTGCCAACATCGCAGAATGGGTAGCTGGAAGAGGACTGGATGAAAAAGCGGTGTGGGCCATTGCGGTGAACATAAACAAGAAAGGGACTAAACTGTGGCAGCAAGGGGGACGGACGGACATTGTAGAACCAGCGATCGACGATTTTATAAACAACACAGCCCAGGATTTGCTTAAACAGGCTTCCGATAATTTGATACTTAAAATACGCGAAATGAAATGGTGACCGTAGTTAAAAACCCTCAAGGTCACAAGATCATAGCCCAGGCCGTAGCCGCCGAAGTTACCAACAGTGCGGGGGACGCTTTAATAACCTTTCCTTATCACGGACTTGGAACAGGGGATTTCATCTACATCGACTCAGACATCGAAGAATATAATGGCTTTTGGTATGTCACCGCAATAGACGCCAACAACTTTAAAATCTCAGAATATGACGGCGCTGACTTCGTTGAATATGAACAGGATCTTGATATTAACTACTACCAGACGAATGACCATGTCTGGTCTTCTATCTTCCTTCCTATCGTTTACAAAGCCTCTAACGACCTTTGGCCGACAAATTCCGTAGACACCGCCCGGACTGTTTCCTCCTTCTCAGACGACAACGGGTATACCAACCTAAACCTTTCGGGGGCTTTAAAAACGTCCTTTAATGCGTTAGAGTACGTTAAAATAGAAGGGGCTTCAGATGACGCGCTAAATGGAGTTTGGCAGATAGTTGAGGCTATCACCACATCCGACGTTACTATAAGTTTACCCTATGACGTTAACAACTCATTCGGAGGGGCGACCGTACAGTATTACTACAATAACTATCAGGTTAAAGTAAAAATATACGGTGGGTTAAACGCCCTGCATCCGTGGCAGCATAAGAAACCTTATGTAGAAGTAGCGGAATTAAGCCTAACACCTGACGAAAACAACATAGTAACATTCTCAGTTTCAGACTACATCAAAGGAAAGGTAGCGGTAAAGAATAATCCTATTATCGGATCGTTTCCGTTGAACTTAGACGCCTTTACGGGGTTCTTTGTGGCCACTGGGGAATCTTACGACGTATCAGATAACTATTCATTAAGTACAGAAGAAAGCACGTTCACCGCCGACACATTCGAGGGCTACGCTGTCACCGGAAAATTACCGTTTAAGAATACCTATTCAGGATCTTATTCAGATTACGTGTTTACTTCTGGATCTCAGGCGCTGTGGCTCACCTCGTTCTCACGATTGTTCGCGGTTGAAGACTTGTATTTTGATGTGTCGTTTATTAAATCTATCGACGGGGCGTTTAAAGTCACCATAGACAAATATGTTTCTGACTACCTTACAGCTACGGAAGACGTTTTATATGCTGATAACGGGATCGGAGTGTACCGTATACCAATAGAGGTAAGTTCTGTATATGATTCGTATTGTATTTACGTCACTACTATTGAATCAGCAGAAGTTCCGGGGGTTGAGTCTGCGATTACCTTACCCAGTCTGTCTACGGGCATTAACGTAGGCACCGGAACGTCGTGGACATTGGGCGCAAATCCTTCTGTATCACTGACAGCTACCGGAGTCCTTGAGGCTGTGCAAAGTAAAAAATGGGTACAGGATTATCCTTTCGTTGTTGGTAACACCTATGAGTTTACCCCCGATGTAGATTACAATAACGATAGTTCTTGTTTTCTGAGATTTCAGATACTTGACGCAAGCAATAACGTCTTAGTACAGAACACCGCTACGTTAACAGCAGGAACAGGGACAGAGAACGATCCTATAACCTTCGTGGCACCTTTTGGGGCAGTGAAATACGCTTACTTCTTTGAGTTTGTGAACGGCTTTGGGTCTAACACAAACGATGTGGACATAGACTCAATCACAGCAACAGAAACCACCCCGGTAACACCAGCGGTTGAAGCGCTACTGATCACAGAGGAAATATGTATAGACATACTGGCGGCGTGTGCTGCTATTGAATCAGGAGAAACACCGGACGATGACTTCTTCAGGTTATTGGAAACCGGGTTCTTTAGACTATTGGAAGATGGAGATAGAAGATTATTAGAAGGTGCACCATGACATACAGAGTAAGGGAGTACACAAGAGATTTACACGGGATGGACGGTAAGGTCAATTTCAAAAACTACTACGTTTATTGCTCAGGTGAATTTTCAGATTACTATGAGGCTATAAAATATGCTGTCGAATATGAAAAGAAAATACCTAATAAATGTTGGGTTGACTGCCTTGATACATATGATTATTTTGAAGAGAAAATTATTCCTTTTGGATGGGTATGAGAGAAGTAATATATATAACGTGGCTTAACTATTTGGGCGGGTTTGAATACTGGCCTTTCATCGCTTATACAGACCACCAAATAGCCGTTACTGAAACGGGTGAAACTAGGAAGAACGTCTTTGCAGGATGGCCTAAAAGCTATGGACCAAATGCGGACACGATCACAAAACAAACTTTTAGGAAGAGCAAGAAACAAAAGGTAATCCGTACACAAGTGTTCACCAGGGAACAGGCGTTAACGATAGGGGAGCAGATTAAAAGTTCTCCTGTAGTTCAACTACTGTCAACTCGCAGGGACCGACGCACAGTCATAGTGGACACTGACAGCATTGTAGTGGTTAAGGGATCGAATAAGATTCATAATTTAAGTTTTACAATAACCTATACCGACGATTATCCAACGCAACACGCATGATGATAAAAGTCTCAAATGAGTTCTTAGAGTTCGACGAGCTTATAGAGGTTGAAAAACAAATAAAGCTCTTCGAAGAAATCTCCACCACAGACGGGGATTTCAGCTATGCCTTTGAACTTGGAAAGACGCTTACTAATACCCGGATACTACAAAACCCGCAGCCTGACAATATTTCAAAACTTGTTTATCAGAAGATCCCCGCTAAACTATTAAGCGACTCGGGCGCTGAAACATTCGACGGGTTCATACGAATAGAACGTATCACAGACGTTTACCACTGTTCTTTCTTTGCCGGCAATAATAATTGGTTCGGTATGCTTTCAGGATCTTTACAAGACTTGGACTGGTCTGAATACGACACCAATCAAACAGAAATTACCATTCAAGCGGCAATATTTAACACCAGAGGGGTCGTATTCCCGGTGGTGGACAATGGTGCGCTACTAACCCGGGGTTATCAGCAATTAAAGGTTGAAGACTTTGTGGCTGGGATTCATGTTAAAGACGTATTCAATAAGATATTCTCAAGTCACGGCATTAAGATTCAGGGGGAGCTTTTAGAAGACGCTAATTTTCAAACAGCGATAACGATTAAAAATGGGCGCTATCAATCTGAAATAGACGCTTCATCCACGTTTGCACAGCAAACAGCGACACAAGCCAGACCGGGAGAAAACGTTCAGTATACCGTCATATTCGATAACGATTCAGTCTATCCATATTTCGACGGAGCAAACAATCCTTACAACCCACTGACAGGAGTTTATACCGTCCCTTATAAGATGAGGCTGAAGATTGAGGTAGAATTAACACCAGCTATAGTTAATGCTTCATACAACCAACGGATATATCTGTATTTAAACGGTGTATATACCTTTGTTGATATAGGACTGGCGGCAGGGGGATTATACAACTCGGCTACTCCGGGAGACTCTGAAACGTTCACCTTTGTCCGTTCAATAGTTTTCAATCAGGGCGATACGATATTTTTTAAATCTGAGTGGCAACATTCCGCGGGGTCGACACAGAACGACGTTGTAAGCGGAACGGTAAAATTTACCCCTGAGTTTATTTATAAAGCCTTCGGGGCTGCCATTGTTCCCGATTGGACACAGCAGGAATACGTTTCAAACATCTTTAGACTGTTCAACTGCTTGGCGTCCTACAAAGAATCTACACAGACCCTGACGGTTAATTTATTTGAGAAGATCAAAAGCAAACCGGCTATAGATTTATCTGAATACATTTCATCGACAGAGGTGGACTATACTGAATTCATAAGCGCCTACGGGAAGAAAAGTCTACTAAGTTTCAAAGAGAAAGAGGATGAAGAAATTAAAAAAAGGATTCAGAAGTTCTTTAGCTATTCAAAGGGGGATATTGAAGTTAACAACGACTTTTTACCAGACTCGGCTGATGCGTTAGTAAGTGATTTCGCCTTTCCGATAGGGTATATTAACCCTGCGTTTGATATGAGTATTGAACGGTTGAACCTATTGTCAGTATCAGAGGAAGAATCGGTCGAAGCTACTGCCGTTACTGATTCAACAGGACAGGCGAGATTTGCGATCCCAGAAGACATATTTCAATTAAGCGATCTGGTAAGAGTTTCAGAAAGTTCCAATCCTATTTATAATGGTGATTGGATGGTAGAGAACCAGGCAGCCGGATATGTAGAATTAAAAGGACTTCCATTCGATACAGCCGCCACGGCTAAGCTAACCAAGCTACAATTTAATTATAACGAAAGCGATGATGTGTTTATCCTGCATCATGTGCCACTATACACAGTTTCGAAGTTCAGCGGTAAGAGTTTCTTTACGGTAGAGAACACCGATTTAAGCACTCTGTCTATGGCATTTTCTAACCTACTTCAAACAGGCCGACAGGTAAACAGGGACTTTATTTATTCGCTGTCATTCTCGGGGGAAAGTAATCCACTACACTACCAACAGACATTAATACAACAATATTTCAGACTATTTGGTCAGGTGCTGAATGATCCTGTCAAGTTAATATCAACAGCGAATTTACCCTATCATGTTTACCACCAGATAGATTTTTTGAGTCCTGTAAAAGTGTTGACAGAAGAAAGCACGAATGTGTACTATTTGAATAGGATACGAGGATACAAAGGAAGTGAATATGAGTGTACGCTTGAGTTAATAAAAATATAATGGCAGATCAGAAGGAAACGGTCGTACTAGAGTTTGAGGTTGACGAATCAGAGGCCGTCGAATCTATAAACAGTCTCACCAAAGCCAATAAAGAACTAAGGGCAGAGCGTAACGCCTTGAATCTACAGAGCGAAGCGGGGAAGAAACGCGCTACAGAAATTAACGCATTACTCGATCAGAACACCAACAAGATTAAAACCAACGTCTCAGCCCTTGAGAAACAGAAAATCAATATTGGTAATTATAAAAGTGCGTTAGATGGTGTTCATCCAGCCTTAGGAAAGGTAGCTGACGGACTCGATAAGGGGGCTTCTGGGTTTATGGCTATGGCTAAATCTGCTTTAGCTTTCATAGCCACACCAATAGGGGCCATTCTTGCGGCACTGGTTGCGGTATTTACCTTACTTAAAACAGCCTTATCCGAGAATGACGACTTGATGGATAAGTTTGAAAATGTCACTAACGCTGTGGGTGTAGTTGTTGAAGTTGTCACTGCGAGGATAGGTAAGCTAGGTGAGGCGTTAGTAGCGTTAGTCTCAGGGGATTTTGATAAAGCAATTGACCTCACAGCCGAGGCTTTTTCAGGTCTTGCCGATGAAATAGGGAAGGCCGTAAAACAACAACAATTATATTTAGATGCTTCCAGAAAATTAGAAGACGATACCAGGATGTTAAACATCCAAATAGCCCGTACAGAAAATGAGCTTAAAAAACTAGACAAGGAATCTAAGAACGTAAATAAAACACTTGACGAACAAGAGGACATAGTTAGAAAAGCAATAGAACTACAAGAGGATTTAGTTAAACAGAAAGAGGATTTAGCCCGTCGGGATTTGGTTATAACAGCGAGGCAAACCAGAGCGGCACAAGAATTTCAACAAACATCAGAAGAGAGTTTTGATCAATACGTCCAACGACTTTTAGATAGTTCCGCATTAGGAAATGAAGAAAAAAATAAAATAGCTGAGAAAGTTATTGCATTAGAGAACGCTAGGGGGGCATCGTTAGATGATCAAGCCAAAAGAGAGAATGCACTTGCAGCTATTCAGGAGAAAAGAAATACAGCGTTAAATAAGCAAAACGAATCCCTTCAAAAGAATATAGATTTAGAACGTCAGGGCCGGATAGCCAAATTAGAGCGCGAACAGAAAGGTGAACGTGGAGATCCATTAGCGGACGCTTTTCAGACAGAGGCTAAGATCGAAACTGATCTAACCGCCTTAATGAAAGAACAATTAGATCAACGTGCAAAAGATACGGATGCCTATTGGAAGAAACGGAATAGTGACGCCGCAAAGAACGCTGAAATAGAGATCCAAACGGAGATGGCTAAGACTCGCATTATTGGGAATCTCATAGGCGGGTTGTCTCAGTTAATGCGTGAAGATTCGGAGGAACAAAGAGTTATTACCTCTGCCCAAGCTTTAGTAAACACCTACGCAGCCGCTAACGCTGCTTATAAATCAGGGGCTGAGATAAACGTCTTCTTTGGTGTTCTGGCTGCTGCCGCTGCCGTGGCCGCGGGACTAGCAAACGTAGCGCGTATCAATAATGTAGAATTTGCCGATGGTGGGTATACCGGGGTGGGGCCGAAGATGAAACCAGCCGGGATTGTTCACGCTGGCGAGGTGGTGTGGTCACAGCGCGACGTAGCTATGGCTGGTGGTCCGGAACGCGCCAACGCTATGCGCCCTACATTCAGAGGCTATGCCGATGGGGGATTAGTCACCGACTCTTTAAGCCAACCTATTAACCAGCAAATAGCACTGGCAAACATTGTAAAGAATATGCCTAATCCAGAGGTATCAGTTGTAGAAATTGCACGTGTAGACAGACGGGTAAAAGTCAAAGAAAACCTTTCTAAAAGATGAGCTTAAAAGACAAATATCACATAGACAATTCTGTTTGGATAGACATGATCCGAAACGGGGTAATATCCTGTTCAGTGTCCAAACAGGAAGATATTTTAGCTTGCGTTAAGCGCCACAAAGAAAGCTGCGAACATGGTGAGGCGGTAAAAAGAACGGCAGATGAAATGCGCGTTACTGAACGTTGGGTGTACGAGGTTATAAGCCGCTGGGGTCACTGAACAACTTACTTCAATAGATTTTCATTCTAAACGCGGAAATTCGCTTCCGTGACTTGCACCCTTTGGATTTACGGAATAATAGGTGAGGCTCCACCAAAAGCCGCAGACAAACACTATTCTTTTCAGGACTTTCAAAAGGAGTTTGACCCCAACGCAGACGACTACGTGGTACACATTTTCTCACCTGGTGGGGATGTGTTTCAGGGGTTTGCAATGTACAACGCCTTAAAAAATACAGGCAAAAGCATTACGGTTCAAATCAATGGTGTATGTGCTTCGATAGCTACACTTATTGCAGGAGCCGCTTCTCCTGGGAAATTGCTTATAAACGAGCAGTCCCAATACCTGGTACATAATCCCAGGTTTAACAACATCTCAGGGGACGCAAACGAACTTCGCGCCGGCGCCGATCAGCTTGACCAAATCAAGACGCTTTTAATTAATGTTTACCGCAAACGGACGGGATTGTCTGAAGAAGCTTTATGGGAGGTGCTAAATGCACAAAAGACCATGACAGCAAGCCAGGCACAACAACTAGGTTTTGTTGATGAGGTGATGGAGTCTATGCGAGCGGTGGCATTTGCAGACATGAAATTTTTAAAATATATGGAACAAAATACAATACTCCAAGCCATAGAAAATCTAGGTAAGCAGATCGAAAAAATTTGGAAACCTAAGAACGAAATAAAAGCGCCGGTGAACATGACTGTAACCACAAAAGACAATGTGGTGCTACAGGTTATGTCCGAAGACGGTGAATGGGTGGGTAAGCAAGTATCGACAGAAGATGGACAGCCACTGGCAGCGGGGGAATACCCACTTTCAGACGGATCAGTCCTTGTAGTCGGTGAAAACTCCACCATCGCTGAGGTAAGAACAGCAGAAGCACAACAAACAGAAGAACCAGAAGACATGAAAGCAAAAGAAGAACTCGAAAAGGCTCAGGCCAGAATAAAGGAACTAGAATCAGCACTTGAAGCCCGTAATACTGCGGTGGTAGAGACTGAGAACAAAGTGAAAACTTTGGAGAACAAAATCAACATTGATATCAAGGCTCTAACCGAAGAGCTGACGAAGATCAAGAACACCACAGCCGGGGACCAGTCATTACCTGATTTGGGCGAAAAGAAGCAATTCAACGACGGTAAACAACACGTTGCCGACCCTATGCAGGAGTGGTTCAAACAAAAATTTGGCGACAGAATTCAAAAAGACTAAAACATGGACGCGACAAGATTTAAACCAGTAGCATCAATGTATACGCCTAACATATCGTATACATATCCCGGTAAACTAAATACCGAGCTTATTAAGCCGCTCCGTGTGGGGGTTCCGGCTCCTCAAGATCTTTTCACCATCATACAAGGGGTACGATGTGGGGAGTACTTGCATTACATTCAGCCGCTGACCTCTGCTTTGTCTAAGGCGTCAGGTACTTGCGATCCTGTATACACGCAGGCCGGTTCTATCACTGACAGACAGCTTGTAACAGGTGATTTTAGGGTAAATATGGAGTTTTGCGAGGAAGAATTTACCGCCGTTTGTACGGTTCTCATCGACAAGTACATTGGGCAGGGTGTGGACGCCTACGAGATCCAAAGTAACCTTCAATCACTGATTTTCGAGCAAATTGTCGAGCAAATGAAGGTAGATGTGATGAAAGTCATGTTTTTCGGTGACAATTCACTCGGCGCGGGCTCAACTTCAATATATTCTGTCATTGACGGGGTTTTCACGAAGTTTTTGGACAATGAAGCCTCTTATTGTGTGCAACCCATCAATAACGCGACATTTCCCAACCAACATAACTCAATTTTGGCCGCTGACAACGCGCGCGACGTGTTGAGACAGATTTGGGAGCAAAGTTCACTGATTTTACGGGCTCTACCTGACAATCAGAAGGCTTTTTGGGTCACTCAGTCAGTTTGGGACAACTATTTCCAGTCACTTTTGACTAATTGTTGTGTTGAGGGTAGCTGGAAGATGGGCCAAGACGGTGTGAACAAACTTTTCTATCGTGGAATTGAGCTTTTCCCGCTTCCTTTCGCAGATTTGTCGCTTTCTTCTGAGACTGGTAACCCTTTCTACGATGAAATACGTCACTTCGCGGTCCTGACAGCAAAATCTAACCATTACATGGGTGTAGAAAGAGCTTCAGACCTGAATAATTTGACTTCTTGTTTCGATTGCCGCACCAACTCCAACCTTTTCAAGGGACGGATGCGGTTCGGTTATAATTTCGTACAGTGTGATTTAATAGCTTGGGCTAAATAACTATGGGAATAGTACTTTGCGGCATAGGTTCCGGCATTGATTTCGATTGTCTCAGTAAAAAGCGGGTTTCTGGGGTCAAAAAGGTTTGGCTCTTTAACGTAGACCTCCTTAACTCACCAATCGACCCCAATGGCACCGGATATGTGACAGGACTAGAGTTTACTGGCTATGACGGACTATATCTGTTCGACGCCGGCAAGTTTTCACACTCTGCTCTGTCTACGATTAACGTACAAACCGAATCCGGGGCGGTGTCTTACCTTCAGTCTGTAATTTTGAGGCTGAATGCGAACACACCCACTGAATTGGCCACCCTTTCTGATCTTATGGTTGCTACCGTCGGCGCTATTGTGTTGACAAACAACAACGAGTTCAGAATCTACGGCGCAACTAATGGTCTCTCCGCTACCGAGGGTACAGTGGAGCCAACAGGACGCGCACAAGGGGAGGACACAAGCACACAAATAACACTGACAGGCCAGGAGGCGCTGCCGTTCAGGATACTTCTGAAGACGGACTACGCCACTACGTTGGCTTATGTGACGACACTGCAATTCTAAAACAACCTAAACTAAATAAAGAGCCTCACCCTAAAAAGTGGGGCTTTTTAATTTGCGGTATTTAAATTACATTTAAGTCATGGACGTAAGTACCTTAGACAAATCCCAAGTTGTGGCCGAATTAAAACGCCTGGGGATGTTTGATTCAAACTCTAAGCACGAACTCTGGCGCAGGGCTTTTGATCTTCACAACGCCGCTGTCCCGAATAATAAAGTGCAGTTTTCTTTGTGTGGTTCTTGTTTCAGTAAAGTAAGAAATTGGCTTCGTTCGTGATGGACTTTTTCCAGATCTACTATAAGGATGAACAACTCAAACACTTGTACCCATTCGCCAAGCCTTACTATAACGAAGGTCTTACCATCTTCTTTGAAAATGTTCCTATTTCTAAGCTAGTCATGGAAAGCACAGCCGATAAGATCGCAGTTTGTTCGTGGAGACTTCACCAAAAGAGCCGTAACATATTTCCGGTGACTAAGGTGGCGTTAGAATCTAACTACGAAGTGATGGGGTTCAGGATAGTAAGCAAGAAACACACTATGATAGCCATGCTCCGAGAATGGCACAAGGATGCTATCACCGCACTGGATATGCTGTGGAACAAACTAGGCTATAAAAGACCTGGCGAAGCGAGGCACCCTATCTACATGAACCACTACGCTGCTAGAACGGATATTTACAAAGACTACGTTTCAAACTTTCTGATCCCAGCGATGGAGTTAATTACAAAGGATGAAGAACTAAACGAGATCATGTGTCGGCCATCGGGTTACGGGAGATTGTCGAAAGACGCTGATTTGAAAAGTGTTCAGAGTAAGTTGGGGATGTCAGATTATCCGCTGTGTCCGTTTGTTCTGGAAAGGTCTCCATCACTATATTATGAAATGAAAGGGGTTAGAATAACTTATTTGCCACTAGCATGATTAGTTTAATCCATCCAAGCCGAGGGCGGGCAAAGAAGTCAGTTCAAACTATTAAAGAATGGATTGATGATATTGGAGTTTATGACTATGAGGTGATAGTTAGTGTGGATAAAGACCAGGAAAAAGAATACATAATACATTATTCTAGAGAATGGATGCTAGACCTAAATGGGCCAAAACCAAAGTTCATCATTAGTAATAACAACAGATCTGCGGTAGATGCAATTAATAACGCGGCTAAAGTAGCAAAAGGGGATATTTTCATAGTAGTAAGTGACGACACGGAATCTTGTATAGATTGGGGGAGTAGAATATTATCAGCCACAAAAGATAAAAAAGACTTTATTCTAAAAACTCAAGACGGTATTCAACCATGGATAATCACGATGCCTATCATGGACCGAGCTTACTATAATCGTTTCGGCTACATCTACCATCCTGAATACCTACATATGTTTTGTGATACTGAACTTACATGCGTAGCCGACATTACAGGACGAAAGATAAAATCAGACTTGCTTTTCTATCACAAACATTACTCAGTCACCAAAGAACAACCGGACGCTATCAACAAGAAAGCAGACGCTACGTGGGATCAAGGGGAGAAACTATTTTTAGAACGGTATAAAAGAAACTTTGACTTGCCACCAGGGAACAAAATTGAAGATAACGATATGATTAACTGGCTTAAAAGGAAAGTACGATGAAAAACTATAAACTATGGTTGACAAAGCTTGATTATGCAAAAACAATGATTGGAATATATGGTTTTGAAAAAACATTAATGGGAAACGAGTTATTTTTTAAGCTATTCATGAGTCTAGGATTTGATAATCTATTTTCGTACTACTCGATGGTTCCACATGAAAGATATTATAAAAAAGTAGCTGATTTTGAATTGTTTGTATGGAGAGATGGATCAAGTTACAATTTCGAGTTTAGTCATGAACCTACAGATGTTTTCAGGCAAATTGTTGGCGAAGTGCCAGCTAGGCAAATTGATCCTTTTGTAATTCAGTTGGACCTATTCTCCTCAACTGTTATTACTAAAATTGTTAAGACCTACTTTGAATGAATTTAGCCATTCTCATATGCACACTTCCAGAACGTTTCGACAAACTCAAACAGCTGAAGAACATTTTAGAGCCACAAGTGGACAGGCATAAGGATCAAGTTTACATTGCAATAAACGACTCAGGACGACAGACACCAACAGGAACAAAAAGAAATTGGCTTATAGAGCAAACTCAATCGGATTACTTCTGTTTCTGCGATGATGATGATCAGGTTTCAAGTTATTACGTCGATGAGATCCTAAAAGCTATAGCTCATGGTCCAGACGTTGTGACCTTTCAAGGGTGGATGACTACCAACGGGGAGCGCAAAACAGACTGGACTATAAAACTAGGGGAGAGGTACGAAGAAAGAAACGGTCATTATTACAGATGGCCCAACCATCTCTCAGTGTTTAAAAGATCGTTAGTAAATAGGTTTAAATTTCCAGATGTATGGATACAGGAAGATTTTATTTGGAGTAAAAAGATACATGATAGCGGGGTGCTGAAGAATGAAATTCATATACCCATGCAGCTATATCACTATTGTTTTGAACACGCGGAATCAGTACAACGCAGAAGACGATGAAAGATCAAGAAGAAATTTGGAAGATAGTACCAAGCCAACCTAAATATTCAGTGTCAAATTTAGGCCGGATAAAATCAATCACTAGAGATTTGGTTGTGTTTGATCCTGGTCATAATAGGTTTTATAATGTAACCAGAAAGGAAAAGATTATTAAACCGTCAACTAATCAGAGGGGATATCTAAGAATTGATATGAGATCTACTGATAGATCCTTCGGTATGACATGTGTATTACATCGACTAGTTGCTGAAGCATTTATACCCAACCCATCCAACCTGCCTCAAATCAACCATAAAAACGGGATTAAGACTGATAATCGTGTAGATAACTTGGAATGGTGCACTAATCTTGAAAACAATCGACACGCTAGGAAACTAGGACTATATCCAAAACCATTTACTAAAAGAGTATGCAAACCCCTTTAGATTACGCTGCCAAAATATGTTATTCAAATCGCGAGGTTCTTCAATTCTCGTATGACATGGCAGTTAAATATAAGGACAGCCCAGGCGTGTATGTAGAAGCTGGCGTGGCCGCTGGCGCTCAGATTATTGCGATGAAATACGGCGCACCTGATAAGACAATATACGCTTTCGACTCATTTGAAGGTATCCCATTGCCGAGCAATATGGATGATCAGATGCCAGGTATTGCGTTCCTGTCTGAGACAGAACGTAAAGCATTACCAGATCCGGGCAAACAAGTGTTAGAAACATCCGGGGCAACTGTTGTCCCGATGGAAGATTTTATAAATCATATCATAATGTCGGGGTTAGACTATAAAAATATTTATGCTGTGAAGGGATGGTTTGAGGAAACTATACCAGAAGAAGCAAAAAACATCGGCCCAATTGCCCTACTTAGACTTGATGGGGACTTATATTATTCTACATATGTGGCATTAGAACATTTATACCCAAAAGTTATTAAAGGGGGGATTGTTATTATTGATGATTATGCGTTACCTGGATGTAGGGCCGCTGTACTAGAATACTTTGGCATGTCTGTTCCATTAGTTAAACTTATGTGGTCTGGTGAATCATGTGTCGCTTACTGGGAAAGAAAACACAAAGGCAGAACATGAACGAAATAATATTATCTATACTCATCCCAAGTATACCTAAGCGTTACGGCATTCTTTCAAAGCTGGCCAGTGAGTTGTATAAGCAAAAGTTATACATGCAAACTTTTCATTCTTCACTAGGAGATATTGAAATAATAATAGACGGATCAGAAAGATTTTTAGACGGTGGGCTTTCAATAGGGAAGAAGCGTGAAAAGTTAGTCACTAAGGCCAATGGAAATTATTTGTGTTTCCTGGATGATGATGAACAAATAGCGCCGAACTACATTGAAACTTTAGTTAGGATGTGTAATGAAAATAAAGACGTTTGCACTTTCAGAAGTTTGGCCAAACTGGATAACTATTGGACAATAATAGATATGAGGCTAGGCTATCCAAATGATGAAGCAAATCCGAACGGAATAGTCAAGCGTAACTGTTGGCATGTGTGTCCGGTAAGAAGTAAGTACGCCAAGCTACACGAGTTCGATGATATTAACTATGGGGAGGACTGGAAATGGTTTGAGCAAGTCTTAACACATTGCGAGACAGAAGCCCACACAGACGCGGTAATTCATAGCTATCAACATAGTAAACTAACAAGCGAAAGTGATAACATAACTAAACATTTACAAGATGCCATTTAGCCAAAATTTGGAAGAGCAATATATACTTGAATACTTCGGCGATAAAGTTGGAACTCTATTATCGTTGGGTGAAAACGACGGGGTTACATTCTCTAACGTCAGGGCTTTAATATTAAAAGGCTGGCGTGGTGTATTAGTCGAACCTTCCCCAAAAGCATACGAAAGACTTAAAAATCTATACGATGGACACAAAGGCATTTATACCTATCCTTTCGCAATTTCTGACCACAACGGCAAAGGAGTATTGCAAGAATCCGGTGCGCTGTGTTCCGCCGATGATGTTGGTCTGGTTTCCACTTTTCATGATCACGAAATGGCAAGGTTCAAACGCACAGTTAGCTATGCGCCTGTGGAGGTCAAAACTTTTAAATGGAAAACGTTCTTAAATAGGTTGAGAATAAAAGAGTTTACTTTCGTGAGCATTGATATAGAATCACATGAAATAAAAGTCCTCCCAGATATAGATTTGTCGTCGACAGAACTGATTTGTATAGAACACAATGGTAGTAAAGAAAGGGTAAAAGAATATTTGTATTATACTTCCAAATTTGGAATCGAACGCATAATTTATGAATCGGCCGAAAACATTCTGATAGCCAAATGATAGTCGTAAACTTCGCCACCCGTGAGTATAAATTAGGACAGCAGCGCCTAATGGCTTCGCTTAGCGGGCACCGTATGCTCATGTTTAACAATTACGAGGTGATAGGAAGCCCGACACATCAGGAAAGCCCCTACGAATTTAAATTACACGCAATCGAAAAGGCTTTCGAACTTGATGACATTGTTTTGTATTGTGACGCTTCACTCTGGCGGGTGGGGGATTTATCAATAATTGAGAACATAATTAAGACAGACGGTTACTTCATAACAGAAGCGGGTCACTATGTTGACAGGTGGTGTAATGCTCACACACGTAGTTATTTCAAACTACAGCCACACGAACACAAATTTATAATGTTCTCAGCCGGATTTGTCGGGTTAAACAAGAAATCAGAGATAGCTATGCTGTTTTTTAAACAGTGGATGGATTCAGCCCACGCAGGATGTTTCCGTGGCTCATGGAGTGACCATAGGCATGATATGACATGCGGGTCGATTATAGCTCAACGGCTAGGGATGAAATATCAGCGAGGGGGACATCACATGGCCTACATTGGGCCAGGATACAACGATCCAGAACCAGGGGTGGTAATGTACTTGCAAGGGATATGAAACTACTTAGAATCCCTTTAGCGTGGTGGTACTGGCTTATAAACAGGAATGATAAACTAGCGCAGGAACGTATTGTTATATGTGCCAAATGCCATCTTTTAAAGTGGGGGGTCTGTATGGGCTGCGGTTGCCCGGTGATTGCTAAAACTAGATTGACAGAGGAACAATGTCCATTGAATAAGTGGAAGAATTAAAACCCCCGCCAATAGCCACCAAGCGGGGGTTAATATTTTCGCCGGACTTATTGGTTTTACCGACGCGTATCAAATATAAGTATTTAAATGCAATTAGTCGCAATTTACAACGTTTGGGCAGATTGGGAATTTCTTAAATATTCCCTTAAAAACATCACTCCGCTTGTAGACGGTATTATCATAATAGGGTCAGATCGCTCCAACTATGGGGAAATTTCTCCAATACCTGAGTGGGTTTTAGACTCGACTAATTTCTTTTTAAGGGAGCCACAATCACGTAACGCTAGAGAGTCAGAGACAGATAAGCGCAACTATGGACTTTTGAAAGCTAAGCAAATAGGCTTTACGCACTTTTTAACCTTAGACGCAGATGAACTGTATGAACCTGAGTCTTTTTTAAAAGCCAAAGCACGTTTTTTAAATGAGGACTTAGCCGGGCTTGTCTGCCCCACACGGGTATATTTTGGTTCTCCCAATCTGACAATAGGCTTCGACGGGACGAGGGTGCCGTTCATTCATAAACTAACCTCACGTATAACCCACGGATTGAATAAACATTACCCACACGCTTGGGACGGACGGATTCGGGTAGATCCCACACGGCAATTGAATATAAATTCAGGTGTAGAATATACTGAAGACGTTATATGTGAGCACTATTCGTGGTGTCGTGGGGACTACGAAAAGAAGATCCGGAATTCCACAGCACGTACTAATCTAGAGCGGTCATGCATATTGAACGATTTAGAGTTGGCGGCCTCTGGGGTGTATTGCAATTACTATCAGAAAACATTGATTGAATGCGAAAATACCTTTAATTTACCTATATGGGATCATTAATTTTACATTCTAATTTGCTCATTTAAACCCCACTGAACGAAACGCTTCACTGTAATCCAAATACAAATCTGCATTTTCGGGTAATTAATTCGTTCGATACGATTAATTCCGGGAACTATGAGTTTGACCAAAGCAGTAAGTCAGCCGTTCATAAAGATTTATAACTTCATTCAGCGTGAGTTTGCCCACACATCCCAAATAGACACGTCGGCGGGCTTTTTACCTTTTGGACCTTTAAACAACTTTCCTAATAAATTAGCTTCTCTGGTTGAGGGCTCACCCACAGCTACAAGTTGTTTAAGCACCTTAACAGACTTTATCACCGGGGAAGGATTTAACGAAGGGGAAGACCTTGAAAACCTAAAAATCAATTCTCAAGGGCTGACGTTTTTCAACTACCACAATATCCAAGCTGACAATTTTAGTCACAATTGGGGGGTGGCTACACTGGTTAAATTCAACAAACTAGGGCAGATCACAGAGTTTTTTGATCTTCCTTTCGGGTACTGCCGACTAGGCAAACCTGACTCTAAGGGGGTGATTTCAAAGATACATTATAACCCATATTTCGGGGACGGTTTTGAGTATCATAAACATGAGACAGTAGTTTACGACACTTATAACCCTGAAGCGGCAGTCATACAAATAGCCAAAGACCCTAAGTTCAAGGGCCAAATATTCTGGATGGGACTTCGGACCACACGGCACCCGTTTTATCCAATTCCTGATTTTTATTCCGCTCAACATTGGATGTCGGTGGAGAAAAATGCGGGTGTTTATTTTGCTGAGAACTTGGAGAATGGATTTTTAACTCCTACTATCTTAAAAATGATAGGCGACCCGAACGATCCGTCAGGAATGAAGGACGGAAACGGTGATGATATTTTAAAAGGCAAGGCGTTTGACACTGAAATGACTAAAAACTTCTCAGGGGCTAACCGTGTTGGGCAGATTATGACATTTTGGGCTAATAATCCAAATGAATGGCCGGTAGCTGAAGCCTTTCCTTCGAACGCCAACGCGGATATGCACCGTGTGACAGATGAACACGCCACTAAAAAGATCACCATAGCTACAAAAGTCGTGGGGATACTTGCAAATATCTCCGAGGGAGTAAGTTTAGGTGGGGATGGCAACACTATCAGGGCAGCGGTTAAACTTCAACAGCAACGCGCTATACGCCCACAGTCGCTTTTAGTGGCTTACTACCAAGAGCTACTCGCAAACATGGTCAAACCTTATACTGACGCGATCACGATAGTACAGTACAATCCATTCCCTGAGCTTGAAAGTGTTGATCCTGCGGTATGGAATGAGTTGACACCGGAAGAACGTCGCCAGTGGATACGTGACCACACAGAAATTGAACTTGAAGAAGAAGTTGATCCAGCTTTACAACAACCAGAGCCGACACCAAGCCCAGAACCAGCACAAAACAGGATAACAAACTTACATTTCAACACCTACCCGAAAGAAGCGAGAGAAAACGTGCGACGGGCGATAGAATACAAGGAAAAAATGGGTGTAAACTGTTTAAAGCCAGCAGGATTAAAGTTTTCAGAACAGATTATGAACGGCTCCCCGTTGGGACCGAAGGAAATTAGACGTTTATCAGGGTTTTTAAGCAAACGTACAACCTCAAAAGATAAACCCTGGGATAATTGTGAAACTCTCGAGTACTACGCATGGGGTGGATCGGAAATGATGATCTGGGCAAACGACAAATTAAAAGAATTGAAAGGTGAAACTGATTAACTACCAGTACATGAAGATTGAAACCGACATTTCACAGAATGTCGATGAGACTGAATTGGACAATCCTATCAAAAGAAGTCAAGAGATGATGGAAATGGTTATTGGCTCAGGTTTATACAACGAAATAGCCGGACAGTATCCTTCTTCCTATTCTACGGCCAATACTACCCTACTGACCTACATCAAACCTTTCTTGGCGTGGCAAGCCTATCAATTCTGGCTACCAAAGGCCAACTTTAAAACCCACGCGTCGGGGATCAGGGTACACACAGAAGATAATTCAGTGGCCGCGACAGACGCCCAGATGGCTACACTCATTCGTGATGCAAAGATGTGGTGCCAGACTAAGAAGGAAAAGTTAGTACAATTCTTAGAGGATAATTCAAGCAGTTACCCATTGTACGCGGACTTCTGCTGCAAGAATAAACGGACAGGTACAGGATTTCATATAACGGCGGTAGGAACTAAACACGGAAAGCATTGCGGTTGTCACGACTGCTGCACACGGTATGGACACGCATAACGAATTCATAGCGAACAAAAAAGACCTGGTGTTTTACGCAGGGAAAGCGATACTTAACAAAGTACATGCATTCTATGATATTGACGGATCAGAGTGGAATTTCAGTGCAGCTACGGGGTTCACTTTTAAGATATGGGAAGAGCGCGAAGGAGGGATTTTAATGATATCATGGACGTCGCCCACAAATCTGGCGGTGTCAGGAAACGAGGTTACACTAAACGCACCAGCTACAGACACTGATATCGAAAGGGGAAAGTATTACTATGAGATTGAATATATTTTAGCAGGTGGGTATACGGTTTTGATTGGTTTTGGAAAAGCTGAGTTCATATGAACAAAAAAATATCCGATCTGGCCGCAGCTTCAGCCCTAGCAGGGGTAGAATACTTTGAAGTCCTCCAGGGGGGAGTGAATAAGAAAGTTTTAGCCAGTCAGATTGGTGGTGGTGGTTTAACTAGTGTTGATACAACAGTGGCGACTATCACTCTTACGTTTGGAGCAGGCGTGATGTCAAAGAGTTTTTATGGATCAGCTTCATTCGCCACCCCTAAGTCTGTAGTACTAGCAACAGACACGAATGCGAATCATTTTACTTTGATTTTTACGATTACGAACATAGCGGCAACATTAACTTTTGAATCAGACTTTAAATCAGGTGACACCCGTTGGGCGGCGCTGGTGTTTACATCTCTTGAAACGGGGACTTTTAAAGCTACAGCAGATTACGACGGAACGAATTGGATTATAGAATTTACACTTTTCCCAGCAGTATGAAAAAGATACTTTTATTCCTTATCCTTATTCCAATGTGGGCTACAGCTCAGGTAAGAATAGGAACGGCTACAGGCACAGACCTTTATGAGGTTGTATTTTACCCACCATTGACATCGTTTAATATCTATACGGTTTATATTATCACGTTCAACAACGCCAACACCTCGCCTGCCGTAACTCTTGATCCAGAGGGGATAGTAGCCGCCACCACAATAACAGACAATGGTGGGAGTGCGCTAGGCGCTGGTGTTATAAAAGCCGGGGCTACACATACCCTGAAGTTTGACGGAACAAAATTACGGGCAATGGATGTAAGTGGGGGTGTTACGCAGAGTAAAAACACTACATGGGTCACCAAAACATCCTCCTATACACCCACAGCGTTAGATACACTTTTTTATAATGTCGGGTTCTCCTTTCAGTCTGTGACTGACGTGTCGTTTACTATCCCACCATCTACAACAACTAATTTTAAAAGTGGAACACCGTTTAAGATACGTAATGACAGCGCTGGGACGCTTGCAATTCTCCCAGGACTAGCAGTTAGTATAAAATGTCAGACAGCAGGACCGTGGACACTGGAAGAAGATGAGTACGCGATTGTCACAAAAATTAATACAACCGACACCTGGGTGTTGGAGCTGTTCAAAAAGCCAAATATATCACAGCAAACTATCGTCCCTGTTTATACCGAATTTTCAACGGTGGGTAATGTAACTACCGGAGAAGATTTGCTTTTTTCCGACACACTAGCGGCTGGGACCATGTCTACGAATGGCAATTTAGTGAGCGGAAGATTTTCAGGGATAGTAGCCAATAATGCAAACGTAAAAACAATCCGACTAAGTTTTGGAGCTACTGATATCGTCACACGAAGCACCACCACTCCTACAATTGGACAGGGATGGGTTTTAGACTGGCAGTGCATACGTGTAGACGCAGGGAATCAAAAGTGTAACGGTACTTTCTTAGGCAGTGATGGTATCGCTAGCGCGTTCTATGTGGCCACTACCGAAGATTTAACCAATGATGTTATTATCCAATTGACCGGAGATGCAACAGCCACAAACGACATTGTAAAACACACCGCGTCAGGAAACTTTGCTCCCGGGGCTGGGAGTGGAAACCCGCCACCTCCAATTATTCCCCCTGATATTCCTTTTGTGATAGTTGACAACGCGGTCCGTGGGACTCAAGGCTATCAATGGGATTACGTCAGCACGTGGGCCACACCTGGAACGGGGGTAGCGGGATGGTATGACGGGACATTAGACTACACCGGAACGACAAACGCCTATGCTGAGATAACTTTCAACGGGACACGGGTACAACTGTATACCGAAAAGAAAGACACACACGGAATCTTTGAAGTGTCGTTAGACGGTGTTGTCGTGGACACGGTCGATCTCTATTCAGCTACACCACTACTTCAACAACTAGTTTTCGATTCTGGTGACGCTGACGATCCCGATAATGAAGAAGATTTAACGCAGGACGTACACACGTTAAAATTGAGGTGTACTGGAACTAAGAACGCGAGTTCATCTGCTGTTTACCTGATCGTTGACTATGTAAAAATAGAAAACCCTGTAGACGTACCCGACGAAGAAACACCAGATCCACCCGCAACAGCAACAAAGTTCGTGGCTACAACCGGATCTAACGGCGGGTCTAACGACTGCGAGACCGTGGGGACTCCATGCGCGACAATTACTTACGCATTGACTCAATCGACTTCTGGCGATGTGATAAGCATAGCGGCTGGGACGTATACGGAAACTTCCTACTTGGTTGTGGGTACAGGAATTTCAATACAAGGAGCAGGAATAGACGTCACCACAGTAAAAGTAACTAGCGGCCTTAATTGGAATGTTGATTGCAGCGGGGCCAATGCGACAAAATGCATCTTTCAATACACCGGATCAGGAAGCACAGCGCAAAAATTAAGCGATCTGACCATAGAGGGTAACGCTAAACTAGTCCACGGAGGTATAGTAATTGGGGTCACAAACGCACGTAATAACGTGACCGTAGAAGATGTCAAGATCACAAACATGGATTATTTCGGGGCGTATGTGCATGGGAACGGGCATACATTTAAGAACGTACAAATCATTAATAGTGCCGAGGCTGCAGCTTGTTTCTCTACTGGAAATTTATTGGTCGGCGGTACCGAGGACTTCATGTGTGACAACGTAGATATAAGTGATAACTCAGGCGGGTATGGAGTGAAGTCCTGGGGTGGGAATGTGATCATCGAAAGTCACACTTTTCAAAACTCAGAAATTAGAATACTTGCCAATTCACCTTACGGGGGTGGTGGGATACCAAACATTGCTTATGAGTTCGCTGAGTGCAGACCGCGTAACTGTGTGTTTCAGAATAACTACACTGACAACTGCGTTTCGCTGGTTCGGGTAAACGGGGCTACTAATGACGGTATACCTTCCGTACACATTACAAATAATACGTTTGACATGATCACCAAGGGGGGCGGTAGTTCAATAAACACCCCTATTGAGTTATCCTATCATAATGTAGAGATAGATAACAATCACTTTGTCGGTGGGCGATACGCTTATATTGTTAGCTGGAACGTAAACGAAACAGCCCCGGCGATTAACTGGGACATTCATCATAATACGTTCTATTGTGTGGGGCATGTAAACTCACCTACAGGAATTTTGAGATCCAGCTATGCAGGTTTTCAGGATGTAGACTTTTTCAATAACACCATTCACATACCCCCTAGCAATAATTTCTACACTACGCTTTTCTATACCGGATGCTGTGGATTTGCCAGAAGTAGCACGGATATACAAGCGAAGAACAATGTGATCTACGACCAATCTACTTCTGACGGTGGCGTCGGTGGTGCAAGTCAATTAACACGGCTCGAAGGTTCAGGGGGCGGATGGACTTCATGCAATTTTGAGTATAACACCGTGAACGGAATGGCTACGACTTTACCCAGCGGGTGGACAGTAAGCAACACGTTAACAACTAGCCCCGCTTTCATAGGCGGTGGGGGTGTGAACCCTTCGCCTTTTGTGTATGACCCGTTCTTCCGTCCGGCAGCTGGTTCACCACTCCTTAATTCTGGGGTCGACGTTGGCTTCGGAACTCCTGTAGATAGGGGAAGAATACAAGTACCATGAACTTTCAGTTAAACGATAGCGCCATAGAATTTATACTCAGCGATGAGTTAGAATTTAAGTTGAACGACGGACGTATAGAGTTTACGATAAACGCGATCACTGAAACAAGTGGTAGCTTCCGATTATTGGAAGATAGTTTTTATAGATTATTAGAGAGTGGATTTAAACGATTACTTGAATAATGGCAGACGCACGCATATCAGAACTCGGAGCCGCTGGTGCGCTTGACGGTTCGGAACTAGTAGAAGTAGTTAAGGGTGGGACAAACGTACAAACGACGTCCCAGGATATGGCTGATTTATCAGGTGTAACCCGTGAATTCAACCGTACATTCTCTGAAGAACTTCTATTTGATAAGAATTTAATATTTGTAGACACTCATGAGATGGATTCCGATCTCGTTTTCACACTTGCATCAAGTGGTAATGTAGCTGATCAAGAATCAGTTATACGAATGACAATAATATCAGACGGCATCCATACTATAACTTTTCAGGGTACAAATTTTGAATTTATTTATGGAATGGTCAACGGCGGAATACTACCGGCTGGCAATCATCGCGTATGGTTAAACTATGTAAATGGCGGCATTGAAGTTAATATTCCCGGCACAACACAGCAGACATCAGGATTAACGCAACTTACAGCGCCACCGAATTTTGTTGTCGTGGCTGACGGTGAGAACGAATTAGATCTTTCATGGGATGACGTCGCCAATGAGTCTGGGTATCAGATTGAGAAAAGCGCAACAGGACTGGGAGGCTGGGTTCTGTTTTCAAATCCTGTCGCTGGGGCAACATCTGCCAGTGAGGCCGGACTTAATCCAGGGGATACGGTATTTTACAGAATAAAAGCGTTGGGCGATGGCTCGGTTTACGCTGATTCTCCATACTCAACAGCGTCAGGAACAACGGAAGACGCCGGAGACGTGACAGCGCCTACGTTTACTTTCCTTCCGGCCAACGGGAACGCGGTTTGGACAGTTAATAAACCATTAACAATTACATCTAATGAACCGATAAGAAACGCGGACGGGTCCACAATTGACAATTCAAATGTTGCCGCTGTTTTGGTACTTAAACAAACCAATTCAGGAGGTGCAAATATTGGATTCACAGCAACAATAGACTTTACAAAAACTGTTATTACCATCACCCCAACCACGACCTACGGAACGAATCAACTTGTTTACTTGGCTATTGATGATGTTGAGGATGTTTCGGGAAATGAGATCTCACTACAATCAATCACCTTCACCACCACAGCCTACACTTATTTCAACGGTACAACTAACCGTCTTAATTTGGGTGATATTTTAGATACTCTTTTTGCGCTTGCTGATACTAATTTTTGGTTAGAGATAACTTTAAACAATCCAAATTTATCCGGAACAAGGAGGATGATTGCTAAGTTTGGAGGCCCGCCACACAATCAACAAGTATTATACTATAACAATAATACTATTGCCTATGGTTACTTAGGTTATGTCGGTGGTCAAATATGGCGTTATGTTGGATGGACAGGCACTGATTTAGCAGCAGGAGAAAACGTTGTAGTTTTGAAATACGATGGAGCAATTGATACCAATGACGGATTAGATAGAGCCACGTTGTTAATAGACGGAGCTACACAAGGTTCAAAATCTGACTTCGGTAAGACTGGCTCACTTCCTGCTAATTTAAACAGCAGTGGTTCAGCGCATTTAGGTGTGGGCGCCACACTTGATAATCATGGTATTCCTATAGACGCTAACTTTTACGAGGGGGAAGCTAAAAACTTTATAATCAGAAGTAACGCAGGGGCCACTGTTGTAGTAAACATCCCTGTTTTAGCATTAGGTACGGATACGTCAGGAAACGCACATCACGGAACATGGGTATAATATCATTCATATCAATGTTTACTGCTGGTGTGGCCGATGAGGTTGATCAGAACACCGACGACGGATTATGGCACGATGCAGCTTACTTTCCAGATGACGACGGATTGTGGCACGATGAGGCGTATTTTGATGAAGATGACGGATTATGGCAT